CGTCGGCGTAGACGTTGTCCATGATCGGATAGATCGGCGTGGCCAATCTGCCGAAGATGGTCGGCTTGATGTTGATGGTGTCTCCCGGCAAGGCTTCGTCGGCGAAGATCGGGTAGAGAATTCCCGCCGCCGGGAGTGCGGTCTTGAGTCCGCTGCTTCGGTTGAAAACCGAGCGCGGGATGTCCGCGCGCGGGATGGTCGCGAAGCTTTTCTGGTTTACTCGTCCAGCTGTCGTTTGTGCCATTGGTCGTTACTCCTTGATGGTGAGTGCGTTGCGCATCTCGGTGATTGTCGCGGGCGCTGCTTGCGTTAGGAACTCGATCGCCTTTGCGATGCAGGTTCCGGCTTCCGGCGTGATGACGCCCTTTTCCGGATTCCAGGTCCCGATTCGGTAGAGGATGAAGTCCTCCGGGTGACGGCCGATCTCGGTTTGAGTGTCGGCCGCAACCTGGCCGAACCCTCTTCGGGCTTCTGCGTCCGTTCGCATGAAGACCGGGTTTCCGTACTGCTCTGCCTTCGTGTCGTAAATCGAGTAAATCCGCATCGTGTTGCCTTTCTTAGTTGCTGCCGAGGAAGCCACCAACGGCTCCGAGGATTGCTGAGATGATGTTGCTGATGAGTGCAAAGAGCTTTTGCTTTCCGTTCATTTTTTGCCCTTTCCTATGAGTTTGGCTGCTGCTTCGGCTATGACTGCCGAATACGCCTTTTGCGCTTTTCGATACTGCGTCATTCCATCGTTTCGTGCTTGGATTCCTTTTGCTAGTTCGTGTTCTGCGTCGCGAATTTTCTTGATGAGCGCTTGGTCTTCGGTATTCATTTCGTTGTCTCCAGGTCGAGAGTTTGTTTCCCATTCCCGGAGTATAGTTATGCTATTTTTTTTGTCAATTGTTTTTTTATTATTTTTTCTTTTTTTTCCCGTTCTTTTTCGAAACACCTTTCTGCTTACAGTTTTCGTTTTTTTGCTAGGCCTACTTTTGCTCTAGTCACCTTTTCCCTTACTTGCCTCCTCTCGGGCGTGTTGTCAGAGGCTCTGCTTGCCGCCGACTTACACCTTTCGTCCCTGATCTGCGCATGCAGTTCCGGGTTTTCTTGTTCTAACAGTTTCGTGTAGTACCTGGGGACCGGTTTCTTCTTTCCTTTGACGATCACGAAGTCGTCGGGGAAGGCGTCGTTCTTCCATTGGTCCCACCACCCTTTCCCGATACCCCCTTTCTTAGTCCGTCCCCCTCGACTCATGGTTGCGAACTCGGCTTTGACCGTAACGCATTCGCCACTTGTGGAGTCGATCCTTTCGCATTGCTGCTCGCGTCTCTTCCCGTAGAGCTTCTTCGTCACGTACTTGCAGACGTAGCCGATCGTCTCCGGTGTTGCGTCCTTGATTTCGTGGAATCCGTACGGCCAGCATTTTTCGACGGTGTTGCTTATCCATGTGGGGTGCCCCTTTTCATCCTTCCATTTTTCTCCATCGGCCCTGAACGCTTCTCCGAATATTAGAGCGTGATAGTGGGGTCGTAGTTCGTCGTCTCCGTATTCTGCGACCATGAAGAATCGGAACTTCGTTCGTCCTTGTCGGTGCATCTCCTTTCTGAGTCTCTTGGCGAATTTCTGCCAATCCCGTACGTCCAGGTCGTACGGGTGCGTTCCGTGTTGCAGTTCTCGCAATGCGAGTCCGTCTTCTGAGAACGTGAGTGTGAGAAAGCAGTTATCGTCGTAGAGGCTCGCTTCGTGCGTCGCCCTGGTCGTCCAGTCACTCGTTCGCCGGAGCTTGCAGTCCATGCATCTGCCGCAGGGCAGCTCGAGCTCCGGTTTCGTTCCGCCTCCGAAGAGGCGGGAGTCCGCGATGCCACGCTTGAGTCGGACGACCCCGTCTGCATCGCGGACCCCCCTGATCGGCGCCGTGCACGGCACCTCAGAATCGCCATCCGCCCCGAAGCGGTTTCGTGGTGAGGTTGGCGTTCGCCGTCTTCATGCCGTTCCGGAAGCTTCGCTTCGAGCTTCCGCGGCTCATTCTGGACCGTTTCATGACGTGTCCTCCCTGTTGTGGGGTACCCCCAGGTACCCGGTTCCAATTACCCCAGACTTGTAGGTAATTGGTCTAACTGACACCACCCCCGGCGGGAGCGCCCACAGATGCGGGTGCGGGGTTTTCCCCCGCCGAGGGTGTGTCGGTTGCTTCGACGACGGGCAGGCCCGCCTTGATGAGGGCGGCCGTTGCCCCTTCGTCGGAGAGCATTTCGAGGAGCGTCACAGGGTCGTTGTTGGCCAGGGCTCGGACGGCAGCGGGGAGCTGCATGAAGTCTCGGTTGGCCTGGGCGACCCGGTTGAATGCGTCTTCGAGAGCGATGGATTCTGAGAAGTCGCCGTACTTCGGCTGCCTCGGATTCAGGTTGGTGAACATTCCGGTCTTCTTGTACCGGGCCACCATGAGGTTGATATCGGTTTCGCTTCGGTTGGCCTGCTTGGTGCGGCTTCGTGTTCCGACTTCGGTCAGCACTTTGATCTTTTCTCGCGGCATTGTTATTCCCTCGGTGCGGGCGTTGTCCCGCCTGTGAGCCAGTTCCAAAGGTCCTTGGCGGTTGCGGGAACCTTCCCGTCCGTTAGGCCTTGCCTGAGTACGCCCTCCCAGGTCTGTCCTGGGAGGCCGAACTGGTCTATCTGCTCGGTTTCTTCCTTGATTTTTTTGGCGGAGTAGCCGCCGGTGATCGCGTCCTGGGTGTGCTTTGCCTGGAGTGCCTTCAGGGTTGCGGTGTCCTGACGGATCTTGTCGATTGTCGCTGAGTTGATGTCGTACTGCTGGAGGATGTTCGCTCGGTCGAACACCGTGTTGAGTGCGGTCTCCTGCTTGAGCCCCGTCGAGGCGAGGTTGAGGCCGATCTCGGACGGGGCTTTCCCGGCCGCGGTGTCGGCTTGTTTGTTGGCGGCGAGTGCGGTTCCGACGCCGCCTGATCCGCCTCCAGAGTATGGCGCGCGGTTGACCATTTGAGCGGATGCGTGTCCGGGTTGCGCGCCGACGGCCAGGACGGGATTAAGTCCGGCCTTTTGAAGCGACCACACCATGTCTTGGTATTCGCGCCGTCTGAGGGTGCGAACGTCATGGATGTAGTTCTTCCTGGCCTTGCTCGTGGCGTCGCCGCCGGTGAGGCTGCGGATGCCTTCGTTCATTCCCGCTCCGGCGAAGTCCGGAAGCATCGGGATGAGGTTTGCGAATGCTCCCCATACCATTGTCGTTTCCTCCTAGAAGTGGTCGATGAGACCGGGCACCGAGAACGTCGGCATCGGTCGCACGTGCTTGATGTCGAAGTGCCCGTCGACGATGGCCACCGCGCCGCCGAGGGTCGTCGCGAGGACTCGCGACATCGGCGGGTTCTCGACGATGAACGACTCGTTCAGCATCGGGAGTGCGCTGAATTCCTGGGCGAGATGCCAGGAATCGAGCGGCAATGCGTTTTGGCTTCGCATTGCTCCGGTGATCTGGCTCGGCTTGTATCGGTACTCGGCCCATCGCTCCTGGTATCCGAAGACGTCGTTGTCGGCCGCGGTTCCCTGCTTGTAGATCTCCTGGTTGGTGATCTCCTGTTCGCCGAGATGGGCGAGCGCGGGCCAGTAGAAGTCGTACTTCGTGCTTCTGAGGAACTGTCGCGGTACGCCCTGTTGGTAGTTGACGTCGGCTCGGATGCTGATTAGGCCCAGGATCACGCAATGCTCGGTGAAGCTCTTGGAGATTCGCGGGATGCCTCCGACGAACGTTCCGAAAGCGCCGAGTTCCCCCACGTATCCGGAGATATCCGTGGTTGCGGCGACGGGATTGATGGAGATGGGGATCGTGCCCCCCCCCAAGTATTCGACGCGCTGGAGTCTCGCGTCGGGAGAGACGACTCCGAAGTGGCTGCGGAGGAGCTCCGTATATCGGGTGCCTCCCCTCGCGTCCCTTTCGAAGAGGCGCTGCATTTGGAAGGCCATTCGCATCTCGTTGATCGTGGCTGCGGTCGCCGCGCTCAGGTCTGCGAATGGAGCCGTTCCGCCTGGTGCCGTGGCAGCCAGGTTGATGCCGGGGTTCACCCAACGGAGATTGTCCCCCGCGCTTCCCCCCGATCCCTCGAAGACCATTTCTGCGTTGGCTGTGGTGGCAGCGCGAGCGAACGTGCTGGTGGTGGATCCGCCGTAGAGGCCGGTCACGTCCACTGCCGCTGCACCCGGGTTTCCGCCGAGCGGCGCCGTCGTACCGAGTGGCAAGGTCACGGCGTCGCCTTTTTGCGGCCAGGGCAGCGCGCTGGTGAAGTAGTCCTGGCGCTTCCCTCGCGGCAAGAGCACGTAGTCCGCGATTGCGTCCGGCCCGTCGTCGAGGTCGACCGTGACGCTGTCTTGAATGTTTTCCGACCGATACCACTGGTTCCACGTCAAGTTGTAGGCCCTGCTGTAGAAGGCCGAACAGCTCGAGGTGGTGCCCGAGCTGGCCAGTGGCGGGTAGCCCATGAAGTCCATGAGGCTGAGCGCGGCGAAGCCGTTCGTTCCGCTCACGAGCTGGGGCACGACGTAGTCCGTCGTGTCGGTCGGGTTGTCCTGTTCCCCCATGAATCTCTGGAAGTTGCTCCAGACGAGGCGCAGCGGGCACGCCCAGAAGTGTACGTCGGCGTAGACGTTGTCCATGATCGGATAGATCGGCGTGGCCAATCTGCCGAAGATGGTCGGCTTGATGTTGATGGTGTCTCCCGGCAAGGCTTCGTCGGCGAAGATCGGGTAGAGAAT